GCATTGGATGCACCAGTACGTTCTTTGAATAATTGCTCAGTAATAAAAAGAATATTTTTGCTCATTTTATTTTTTTGTTACAAGGTGAGAAACCCATTGATGTCTGCATTGCTCAGAATGAACTCCATTAGGCATTGTCCACCAACCTCCGACTCTGTCCCATACTGAATAACCTAAACGCATACTCAAACTTTCAATATCTGCTCTACTCCAAAACTTTCCTGACTGACTTAACTCAACCATCTTTTTGCAGAATGGACGTGATGTAGATAAATTAGAATCAGTAAAACCCATACGCCATTCATAAGAATACATTATCTTAAATTCAATCGTTGAATTATCACCACCTAATTCTGAAACTGGTTTAATGACTTTATATGATGGTTCTGCATTGATTTTAGATGCTAATGATTCTATCACTCCATCATCAATAAAATTCTTGATTATCTTATTTACTTCAGCCACATCAACATTCAATGATTTAGCAATGATTTCAGGTGTGACCTTTCCTTTTTCCTTTGTCAATATTGATAACACATTTGCTTCTAATTGGTCTAACTCAATCGTAAATGATTCACTTACACCTTTTGATTTATGTATCTTAAAATCATTTCTTTTACTTCCAATCTTTTCAAGTTCCTGAAGCAAAAACAAATCTTTATCCATTGAGAATTGTTGCACCTCATCATCTGTCATTGGTGAATCATCAATTCCTAAAAAAGTATTTATATCAGCATCAGTAAAACCAAAACCATTTTTAAGCATCAATGACGCTTGTTCTTTTTTCAATTTGCCGTTCCCAAACTGACGAACAATACGCATAACGTTCTGATATTGTCTGCCAGTTAAATTTCTCAATGCATCATTTGACTGCATTGGAACTTCTGACTTAACTGGTGCTGATGCATTTGGTGCAGTAACTGCTTGTTTACCATCAGATGTAACTTCTCCAACTTGTAATGGTTCACGTCCCATTAATTCACGAATCTCATTCTGTGTTAAATTCGCTGCAATAACATCTTGTGTAAATTCAAACTTAAGTGGTTCAACTGGTCTTATATGATATACTCCATTTTCTCCTGAAAGATTTCTGATTTTAGTAAATACAAATTCAAACTCTTGTTGCCTTTCTGTAACATAAGTATTATTCCAAATCTCGTAAGCATCACGAATCTCATTACGCTGACCGAGTGAACCACTTGTACTGATACCATGTAGAACTGGACTGATGATTTGATGTGCAACAAATATTTCTTGCTGAATCAAATTATTTACGTTAGTGAAATCTTCTTTTGTAAGTGTGCTTGTTCCGAGTGGAATAATCTCAGCAGCGTTTTCTCTGCTCTTATTGAACATGATTACCACACGCTTACCTGAATCACCAGTGAACTTTTTAAGCAAACCTCTTTCAACTTCACCACGTTTTTCCTCATTAATAGGGTCACCATTATTCAAGTTTATCAACGTACTACCAACAAAAGATTGTTTCGCCATTCCGAGCAAATGCCTTGAAACTTCAATATCAGATTCAATATAATTTAAACCCTGAAAATATGATGGCAAAGGATAGACCTCGCTTGTTGGATTGTATTCCTTTTTGTAGAATATTTGACTGCCGTAAGGATTATTGATGTTAAATGCATCGTAGCATCTCATCTTCTCTCTGAAGTCACTCCAATCGTTTTTAACGTAGAATTTTGTCAAATCCTTACTGACTCTAACCTTTGAAAATTCAATGTGATAAACCTCCTGAATTTGCTTTGCACGATTCCAAATTACTTGCATATAATAACCACGAAACAACTCATCATCAGCAATACATTTCTTTAATACTTCATTCCATGTTTCACCTGCTGAATTGCATGAACCATTATCTTCAAAACCCTTTCCATAAATATAACCAGTTTTAGATTTTACAATTGAACCATGCTTAGGTGATTCATTGTATAATCCGAGTAAGTATGTAGGATAGTCATTGTCCTTACCATACTCAACATAACCCTTTCCTTTCTTTTCCTCAAACTTAGGTTGTTGTGCTTGGTCAAACTGAAGCGTGATGTAATTATAATTATCCATTGTATGCTTTGAAGTTATTTGATTGTTCATTGTATTTTATCGGAACAAAATCATTCTCAGGATGAAGATACATATAACCGCTTTCAAGAACTGGTGTTGTTGGAACAACATTATTTGTTACTGCAATTTGAATTGTATATGACCAAAATCCTTCAATAAAGTTAGCAAAATAATCGTTTGTTACTATTGTGAATTTTTGAAATCTTGCAGTGTTATCTTCATTTGAAATCCACATTTGAACAATATCTTGCGTTGTTCTATGCGTGAACTTGAAATAATATCTATCAGTCAGATTCAAAGTTGTATCTGACGTTGTAAATATTGTATCACTATTTCCTTTTGTTAGATGTATCATAAACAAAAAAACCACCGACTTTGTCGGTCGGTGGCTACTTTTCATTGGTTAGCAAATTAAGCCGTTCCAGTTGTTTCTAAAGTTGATGCAATGTTTGCAGGAACAACTAAAAAATCTTCAGTTTCATTACTTGAAAACTTCAGAACGTATCCGTTTCTATCACCGAGTGCAGTACCTGAACCACCCTCTGATGAATCCATAAATAAACCAAATGATTTACCGAACATTCTATAAACACCATCACCTTCAAGAGTGACGAATGTCAGACGATTGTAAGCAAGTGTTGCAACGATATTTCTCATTGTTGCATTACGCTGATTGATAGGGAACTCAACTTGATGTGTATAGAAAATAGTTCCATTTTCTTGACTGGCAGTGATACCATTCATTGTCATTGCGGTAGCACGCGGAACTTCAAATTTCCAAAACTTCTTACCACTTTTTTTGTTCAATGCAGTCACAGTGCCTGATGCACTTGTCACAGTTGAATTACCTGAAGCGTCATAAAGGTTTGAATTTTCAATTAACCATATTGTCTGAACGCCACCGACTGAATCGCGACATTCTATTGTGTAACCTGATGTAATTGCGCAAGCCATTTTTTTATTTTTTTAAGTTTATGAAAAAGGTGGTGTATTTCTCACCACCCTTTTATTATTTACCGAACCGATATTAGATAGCAGCAATGAATTTCACACACTCGTTAGTGAATGCTACGTTCACACCCATCTTGAAAGCTACGCGGAAACGCACATCGTTATTATCACGTGACCACCACATATCATATGCACCTTCTTCATCAACCAAATCAACTGCCATTGCGATGTTTGACAAACTGATTGCGAATGCATCACCAGTTGTATTCAAACCATTCACGCTAACAATCTCTACGTTAGTAGCTGGTAAGATGAAACTTGTAGCATTTGAATCTTGTGGATTGTAGCTGAACAAATTCAATGCTCTGTATGCCATGATGAGCAATCTGAACCAATCATTTCCAACGAAAATTTTAACATCACCCTTTGCAAGAACCGCAGCAGGGATCGCTTTATAGATACCTTCAGTTGCAGCGACAACATTTGATTGTGTGATAGTTGTGATTGTAGCAACACCAGTGTAACCTGATACGTTTGCGTCAACTGGTGAACCTGCAACAATCAATTTTGAAAGACCATCAAACTTGTTTGTATTTGCAGTTGAACCTGTTGCATCACCTTGCCATATTGCAGTTTCAAGTTGAGCAGCAATACGAGCATTTTTCTTTGCAAGATATGCAGCCTGAAAATCAGCGTTACCGAAATCTTCGTAAGTTGAACCTGCTTTCAAAGCTTCTTGCGTGAAAAACGACTCCAAATCTTTAGGACAGATTTTTTCTTCTACTTTTATTTTACCAACAGTAATTGAACGTTGAGTGATGCTCGTAGTTCCTGAAGGGTCAAAAGAACATGAATCAGTTTGAAATACTGCATCAGTATCCATTAAAGGAATAGCAACAACCGATTTTGCTTGTGGAATAACAATACCACCATCCTTAATAAGTTGTTGTGTCTTAGCACCAAATACAGCACTTGTCAAAAGTGGTTTGGTAAGTTGTTTTGTATACGTTGAGAGTGAACCTAAACTAAGTGCCATTGTTTATTTAATTTTAATTATTAACTGAATAGGATATCGTATGATGTTTGTTTTTCTTCTTTGAAATTGTTGTTTGCTTTTACTGATTCATCAGCAATGCCAGTTGGAGTTGTAGCTATTGTCTGCGTCAGATTCAACAAACCTTCAATCACAATATTTGCTTTACTCAATCTTTCGTCAAACTCTGCAAACTTTTGCTCGTATGCTGAAAGTTTAGTTTCGTAAGCAGTGAACTTTTCGTTAGTTGCTGATTCAAATGCGCTGAATTTTGCACCCATATCTTCCATCATTAATGGTTCTTCAGGCATAACTTCTGCAGTTTTGATTTCCATGATAGCACCATTATCACCTACAACGATGATTGTACCATCTTCAAGTTTATGTTCGCCCATTGGTGCAGGAACTCCGTTAATTGTAACGATACCACCTACTGCTAATTCAGTAACTTGAACCGCAGTGCCATCAGCTAAAACCGCATCAAGCATTTTAACCATGTCTTTTTTAGGAGATTGTTGCATTAATTCGCTGAATGTCTGCTTCAATTTTGTGAGAATTTCTGTGTGATTCATAACATATTATATTTAGGTTTTAAAATACTATGACTTAAAGTTGATTTAATAATTTCTCAATCGTTTCTAAAGCGTTCTGTTCTGCTGATTTTGGTTGTTCATAATCAAACAATCCTTCTACTGAAAACCCTTTATAAGTTCCATCTTTAATTGCTGACCATACTTCTTCATTCTCTACATAGAAACTACCAAACCAACTACCATCTGCAACATCTTTGAATTCAGCCATCGGCATGATACCTCTTTGCCTATCTACTATAAAACTTTCAAACATGGTAACACCATTAACCTTTTGGTTTGCATCATGCATCAGGTTAACATTCTGATTGTATTTTTTCTTTGCAAATTTTATTGCAATTTGTTTGATTGTTTCTGCGCTAAACTTTACATAATGCTCACCAAACTTTTCATTGTTTCTATAAATCAGTTCATCAGCCAACATGAGCGCACCTGATATGATATGCTGGTCTTCATTAACAATAGCAAATGATTCATATTTAAATTTTGAACCAATATTTCCAAGTTTTGCAATTACATCTGCATTATTATCGTAATGCTTTTGAATTCCTAATTCTTTAATCTTTTCAATCTTTGCTTTGTTGCTTCCAGTTGCATAAACTCTTGAATGTGGTATTCCTAATTCATCAGCAGTTGATAGCATACCTTCAACGTCATGCCTTGCAGATATGATGTAAACAACATT